CCGTCAGCAAACACAGGAGTGTTACGCTTACGCAGCTGCTTCACAACCTCAAGAAGGTCAGTCTTGACGTTGAACTTGAACCGCTCAGAGGCGTACTCAGTAGCGGTGTAGTTGTTGAGGCTGCTTGCGGAGGCCTTGGTCTTACCGTTGGGGTAGTAATAACCACCCTGGCTATCAGAAGCAGCACCGCGAGACTCAGCTTTGAACAGCTCGTCCAGGAACACACGGTCGCGCCAGCGGCGATAGTCGTCCAGGAGGGTCAGCGAACCGATGGACTGGTGGAACATGTTAAGGTTCCCGGTGTCCAGCAGCAGACGCTGAGCGGTCATCAGAGTCTCACGAGCGATCTTGAAGGTGCTCGGGAGGGTGGTGTTGTTCGGGTCTGCAGGTCCAGTGTACTCACGCAGAGACACCAGCACCTTGTCCTTCACGATAGACCGGCTGTTAGCAGTACCGATGGTTTGATCCTGGGTACGCTCGCGGCTGGTCTTCGTTCCGGGGTTACCCCAGAAACGATAGCGGTCGAGTTGAACGGTTTGGCCCGGCTGTTTGGTGAAGTCGTGGACTACGACAGGCTCGCAAGCCATTTCCACGATATAAGCTGGATGGGGGCGGTACAGCTCCGCACCCAACAGCTTGGGAAAATCGTTATCAATAAACATGTTGGTTTCTCAGCGTAGGGTAAGCTGATACCTGAGACAACAAGTCTCAAACTCAACAGACAAAGCTGTTAACTCTGGAACTTATGTTCCATTGAAAAAATTATAGCAGTGGTTTATCAATCCGGATTATTAAGCTTCCGGGTTTACCATCTGACCAAAGTTGTACCCACCAACCATGTTGCCGGGAGAATAGGCCATCGGTGCCATGTAGCCTAGTTCACGATATGGGTTGATGTAGCCATCTGCTGGCTGCATGTCGACCATTTCAGCTTGGATCTCAGGATCAAGGAGCTGTGCCTGCGCCATCTGCAGCGCTGCTTCTAGCTCAGAAGTACGTGCTCCAGCCTGCTGTTTACGTGTTTTAGCCTTTTTTACAGCTTTTTTAGCATCGCCTTTTTTCATCACTTTTTACCTCCTTTGGAGTTATTGACAGGTGGCAGACCTAACGGCAACATGCCGGTCTGTGGGATTCCCTGCAGCATCAAATACTGCTCATTGGTAATGATTCCATTCTGCGTAGCTTCAGCAGCCCTCTGGAGTTGAGGAGAAAGCAGTGCGTTGCGAACTAATGGTGAACCCGGTAAATTCAGTTTAAGATAGGCGCTATCAATGTCACGTGGCATTGCGGGGGCCGGGGCATTTGCGGAGCCTACTACACGTTCTCCGTTCGCACCACGCATCGCTGCATATTGATCAATGTTGCCAGATTGAACTTGGGTGGCCAAGTCTGTAGCGCCAAAAGTGTATAGAGCATCAGATCCAACAGGTCCACCCGCTGTTCCCACATTTACTAGAAACTCTTCCGCCCTCTGTCTAGCGCTACTTTTTCGGGCTGCCATAGTAAAAATCCGCTAAATAAAAAGAGGTAGCATCGCTACCCCTTATTTTACAGTTAGTTATTTTCCCGATAAATGGTGAATACCTGTTTTACAGGTATCAGTCCATAACCAGCATCTTCTGGCGGAACACGTCGGGGTTCTGCTGAGCAGAGTTCAGATAGCGCCAGGCGTTGGAGGGGTCACGATCGGCCAGTGCGCCGAAGTTGTTCCAGAAGGCAGTGGGATCGCCTTGGATCTGGGGCTGAGGAGGAACGGGCATCTGAGGACGCTCGGGAGCGCTAGGACGCTGGTACTGGGTACCTACAGCCTGCATTTGGGGACGACCGTAACCAATCTCCGAATCGGGGATCGGATAAGGACCGTTTTCACCAAAGAACTCACAAGTGTAATCAGCCAGGATGTCCGGATCGATCAGGATGGCCTCGTAAGCACGGTGCTCGTTAGAGAGCTCCTGGAGCAGGCCAATGGCCTCTTGGAGTTGCTCGACTGTAGCGATTAGTTCATCTTCAACGGCACAAGCGTAGTCGTTGAGGAGTGCAGGAGCGTCAGCACCGAAGTGGTCAATGACGTCAAGACTTTCCTCGCTTACTCCGTTGTCCAGAAGCATCTCCTCCGTTATTTCCGGAGAAGTTTGGGAATAGTCGTCGTAGTACTCCTGGTTGCTGTTGATCCCAGGCGAATAAATCCCCGTCTCCCAGTTGTTGTACTGGAGATCCTGTTGGGAAGCGTAGTTGGCCTGGTCGTAATCCTGGCTCTGACTGTACTGTTGACCCTGGAATGGGAATTGGACGGGCGAACTCAGGAGCCCCACCACCCTGTTGAACGCCTCCTTGTAAGGGTTCTCCGCTTGTGGACTCGCCTGGTACGCTTGGGGGTACGACGCTGTAGGGGTTGACTGGTAGGGGTTGACCCCCATCTGGGCCTGCATTTGCGGGGCTGGGGCCACCGCTTGTTGATAAGGCGCCACCCATTGGGACGTCGTTGAAACCGTTGGCGCTTGTGCCGCCGTCTGCGCCACCGGAGCCCCGTAGCTGCTCGGCTGGGTCGGGGATACTTGGGGTGCCGATTGGGTCGGCATTGCGGTATCGGCCTGCATAAGTTACCTCTTTTTGTAGGCTTTCGAGTGTTCGGTAAAGGAAGGGGGTGAGATCTAATCTCGGGTCCGCAGCCATCGGTAAGTTCGGTTGCTGCGGATGTGGTGTTCGCATTTCTTGATTGATTAGATCAATAAATGCGGAGTAGGCCCTCTGTACTTCCCCTACCATTCGGAATGGGAAACCGGAGAGCATTCCCGCGATTTCGTCATCCGTTTTAGAAGGGAATAAATACTTCAGTGCTTCAATGCTATCAACCCCTAACTCCTGCAGGTTCCTTGTGAAGATAGATTGGTTGAGTTTGTCCTGAGCGGTATCTTCATATACAGGCCCCATCCAACGCCATAAAACAGTGCGATCACCGTCTGGCGCCAGGCCTAAAACACCTTCAGGAATCTCACGATTCTCGATGACAGCATCTAAAGCCTTTTGCAGCTTCTTCTCATAAGTAACTAACTGCTTCTCGTACTTAGTTACAGCAGCCTCATCCTCTGTATCTTCAGGGGGAACGGGATACTTGATCCCCGATGCGTACGCCAGCGATTTGCGGAAGATTTGCTCTTCCTGGAAGATCATCAGCTCAAAACAACGGCAAATACCGTATGTGTAGAGCATCAAACATTTCTTTTTGGCTGTAGCACTGACTCGACCGTAAGCTGATTTAATCTCAGTCGCAGTTACGTTGGTAATACTGAGGTCATCAATACCGCCGAGCGCCAAGCGAATCTCGCTGCGTAGTTGTTCGGCATATCGGGCCTGGTCAGTGCTAACCGCGTTAGGTGTGATGAAACCAACACGATCCGTTGGCTCTAGATTGGCGATGACTCGTGGGACTCGCATGCCAGATCCAGGCTTACCGATGTAGCCGGGGGATTGTCGAGTTACGTTGTCCTGCTTAAAGGTCGAGCTGGATAAAAAGAACTCGGATTGGAATCCGGATTGACTCGAGATGCTAGGACGTTGTGCTACATCTGAATCACTGCTTTCGACAATGTCCTGTTTCGGACGAGAAGAAAGTAATGTTGGATTTCCGAAGAACGACAGGTTTGCGCGGATGTTTTTAACCATCTCATCGTGAGCGATGATTTGGTTGGCCATCCAATCAAACTCACCATTTCCGTCGGTGCCGAAAGCATCAGGATTGTTGAAGACCTCAACGCACGGAATAAATTCCATGCTGTTGACAACTGTCTTTTTCTCAAATGCGCCGTACTCCAGTGACGGCGTATCAAAAGAAATTTCTTGTTCGCTGTGGAATTCCTCAATCTCAGTTGCTGTGATACGGAGACGCATATAGCGCTTGTCCGTACTCAAGCCGACACCCTGAAAACCTTTTGTAGATTTGACCTTGTATGGGTAGATGATGATGACCTCTTCTAGGTCACCTTCTGGTGAGTAGTAGGTCCTGTAAGCGTCTTTATCGAACCAGTAAAGTCGGTATGTTTTCTTGGTCGGTCGAATATAAAACAGGCCTTTACCATAGGCCAAAAAGCGATCCCAAATTGAATCCAGGCGGGCGTCTAGTTTGTTGAACTTGATAACCTGCTGGATAAAATCAAATCGCTGAGTGCCTAGATTATCCTGGGAAGGGAAAAATTCAACACCCTGACGCACCCCAAACATCTTCATTTGGGCTAGGTGGGCATTCACCAGCATGGTGTCGGTCTGATCGCCACCATCGCGGGTAATGACCGCCTTGAGCATAGAATCTAGAACGTTTTTACTATCGCTCATGGTCAATTGGTGAATTCTGCTTATTGTTCAATATCGTAGCCAGCGGCAACGCGTTTGAGTGTGATGGTGTCGTCCTCTACTTCGACTTCAAATCGCTCGTTTGGTTGGAGCGCCATGTCGTGACACAGTTCGTCTGGCAGAGGAATCACGGCAGAGCCGTAGGCATCCTGCTCAAGCTCTAGGGTGTAATAGCTGGTGGACATTGGGTTGGGACCTTTTTAGTTTAGATCCAAAATACTTTATCGCTGTTCATATCCAGACTTAAAATGCCAGTTCCAACTTACCGCGTGTCATCAGGCCGTTACAGAGCCAGACCAGCGAGTCGACGCAGTCATCGTGTGAGCTGACCCCAAAGTTAACGATTTCATCGATCAGAGGACCGAATCTACGGTACTTGTTAAAAATGAGTTTACGCTGCTCGAAAAGCCCCATGATGCCTCGGAAGCGGGCAACCTTATCTCCACGAAAACCTTTGACCGCGTGCCAGTGCATGTTATAGAGTCCATGGTCGCCAAGGCAGATTCGCTTGAAATCAGCTTCCAAAGAGGCTTGGTAAGCAACGGCCTCAGACCAAATATCAATATTACTGCCTGTTGGGAAATAGCGCCCGTTGTCTTTATGGATGACGCCCCACTCCTCCATCATCTCCATTAGGGCTTCCAACTTTTCAAGGTTGCCCATAATACGAATCCGCTTGCAGTCAATGATGTGGATCTTGTCGTTAACTCGACCGCCCATCACAAATACCGTATAGTCATTCTGCTCCCTAACACCCGCAGATAGATCGACCCCAACACCCATGGAGTCAAACTGTGTAGCAATTGCCCCCTTAACAATCAAATCAGGAGAAAGTGATAACTCACTGGTTTGTACAATTTGATTCTGGTACTGGAAACTAAATGCAATTGGTGCCTGTCGTCGACGATCTTGCAAGTACTCAAGTGACCACATGTTGGGCCAATAAGAAATTTCTTCGCCTTCCTTGTCAACGACAATCGCAGATTGCACCAGTTGAACCCAGTCATTCGCTGGGATGAACGTGGTGCCGTGCATGTCGTCATGTCGGAAACGAGTTCCCAAGCAAATAGCTCGCCCACCTTCAAACATAGTCGGAACAATAACTGAGTTCCAGTTATCTTCCATTGCGGTACGGATGTCTCTATTTTTAATTTCGTCAGCGGACTTACAAATGTCATCGATGATGCATAGGTGGCTTCTTTTTGAGGTCACAGCACCCTTTAGACCTGCGCAACATACAGTAAATTCTTCTTCACCGGTCGACTTAATTCCTGCAAACTTCCAATCAATACTCCAGTATTCGTTGGAATTGATCCCTTTGGCAATTTTAACCATCGGGAAAATCTCGTTATAGGTTTTACTTTCCTCGATAATCCTTTTAATGGCTGCGCTTTTAGGACGTGCAACGTCAATCGTATACGAGATATAGAGAATTTTTAACGGCATCTTGTGCAGCGCGTGTACGCCAATAGTCCAGGCCGTGAATAAACCTAGGACGCTCGACTTGGCTGATCCGCGTGGTGCCAGGATATCAATGTTTGGTCCAGCAATACCCTTTAGACAAACTGAATCTTCTCCAGTACAAAGGTGCTTGTGCCACTCAAGGTGGTGCTCTGCTGGGGGCTTGTCCCCAACTACATCACAGAAATAAGCAAAGTCTGTCCGCGCCCTCTCAATGTCGACATTGCTGGTCTGTTTAACTACACGCTTCTGAGCCGCTGCTCGTGCAGTGCGCCTGTAAACCGAGTAAATGCTAGTCCCAGCCACGCGTATGTTTGATTACTATGCCCGTAGCATAGCGTACTCTGCTTTACGATTCCTCTTGGAGGATCTTAGTCCATACACCCATCGATGCTTCCGTGAGTGGACCTTCGATTGGGTCATCACGGAAAATAGAAAGCATCTCACGCAAAGCTCGATCTGCGCCAGCAAGAATCAAGCCCTGCTTATCCAAAAGAACACGCTCGTCACCCAACTGTTTAATGGTGCCTCTGAGCTCCTTTTGCAGCATGGCGATTCTTGAAGTGCCCATGTCCTGCTTAACCATGCCCATATCAATCGCTTCGCGCAGCTTTAAAATGTCTTGCTGCATCGAATCGATTTCATCTTCTAATAAAGCACTGAAATCCCGTTTCTTATAACGCGTACTTGACCACTCGTCACATTCAACAATTCTACCTGTAAACCCGAGAAAACGGGCATACAAGTACATTTGGACTGGTGAGTTCGTTCTTTTGCAAAAATTAAGAAAAGTCTCTCGGTCTTTATCGGTTAAAGTTGCGAGCCACGGAATCATACTCGGTACTGGCGCTGAGCCTGCTGGTAATCACGATCTTCTTTATAGCGTCGGAACATCTCTTGTTGCAAGCCGGTTTGCCGCTGTTCGCTACCGGTCTCACGGATTCCAGCACGCTCTTCTTCACCGCGAACCCGAGTAAGTCCGGTTTCGCCGGCAAAGCGCCCACGTTGAGTTTCCCGCTCTTCGCGTCCCGTTAAGCCGATCTGGCGTTCTTGGCCTGCAAGTAGCTCAGATTGTGTCGCACGCTGTTCACGTCCGGTGGTTTCAATACCACGACGATCTTCTTCACCGCGAACCCGAGTAAGTCCGGTTTCGCCGGCAAAGCGCTCGCGTTGAGTAGTGCGTTCCTCGGTACCTGATAAGCCGATCTGACGTTCTTGGCCTGCAAGTAGCTCAGATTGTGTCGCACGCTCTTCGCGTCCCGTTAAGCCGATCTGACGTTCTTGGCCAGCAAGAAGCTCGGATTGTGTCGCACGCTGTTCACGTCCGGTGGTTTCAATACCACGACGATCTTCTTCACCGCGAACCCGAGTAAGTCCGGTTTCTCCAGTAAAGCGCTCGCGTTGAGTAGTGCGTTCCTCGGTACCTGCAGCTGCAATACCAAGTCGCTCCTGCTCACCTGTCAACCCAATTTGACGTTCCTGACCTGCAAGGAGCTGAGATTGTGTTGCACGTTGCTCGAGGCCACTTGTCTGGATGCCTAAACGCTCTTCGCGTCCGGTGGTCTCAATACCACGACGCTCTTCTACGCCTCGAGCACCAATCAACCCAGTTTCGCCAGCAAAGCGCCCACGTTGAGTTTCCCGCTCTTCGCGTCCCGTTAAGCCGATCTGGCGTTCCTGACCTGCAAGGAGCTGAGATTGTGTTGCACGTTGCTCGAGGCCACTTGTCTGGATGCCTAAACGCTCTTCGCGTCCGGTGGTCTCAATACCACGACGATCTTCTTCACCGCGAACCCGAGTAAGTCCGGTTTCTCCAGCAAAGCGCTCGCGTTGAGTAGTGCGTTCCTCGGTACCTGATAAGCCGATCTGACGTTCTTGGCCTGCAAGGAGCTGAGATTGTGTTGCACGTTGCTCGAGGCCACTTGTCTGGATGCCTAAACGCTCTTCGCGTCCCGTTAAGCCGATCTGACGTTCTTGGCCAGCAAGAAGCTCGGATTGTGTGGCACGTTGTTGTGCACCGGTCGTTTCGATAGAACGACGCTCTTCTAGTCCTTGAGCACCAATCAACCCTGTTTCACCAGCAAAGCGCTCTTGTTGGGTAAGACGCTCTTGAGTGCCTGCCGTTTCGATGCCACGGCGGTATTCGGTGCCCTGTGCTGCGATCCCAGCACGTTCTTCATCACCGCGAACTCGAAGACCTAAGCGCTCTTCAGTACCTTGTGCCTGGATTGCGCGAATACTCTGGCCGGTAAAAAATTCAGAGTTTGTTCGATCTAATTCGGCGCCATACTCCATTCCATAGAGATCTTGAAGTCCACCTATTTCATCAAGCCCCAGGTCCCAATCGTAGATATCTGACGGGATGTCAGTGA